ATCAGGTCGCAGGTGTCACTGAGGAAATGGCGGAAAAAGAGGGCGGGGATGCGTTCGCGAGCCTTTATCGTTCGATCAGAGAGAAAAAGCAATTTTCGCTTTACGCTGAGAAGTTCGAGAACTTCCTGGTCAACGTGTGCAAAACCTATTTGGAACTTGCGAAGCACTACTTCGATGAAAACATGCTCATTCCCGCTATTGGAAAGGCTGAATACATCAATATCGCCGAGTTCAAGTCCCAGGAACCGCTTTGTTATCAAATCAAGATAGAGCCGATGAGTGAGGACCCAACCACTATGATGGGGCGTCATCTTGTGCTCAATCACATTCTCCAGTACGTTGGCCCCAATCTCCAAAAGGACGACATCGGGAAAATCATCAAGCAAATGCCGTTTGCGAACCACGAGGAAAGTTTCTCCGACCTCACTCTCGACTACGATGCCGCGACCAATATTATATTGGCGCTTGACCGAGGCGAGGAACCCCCGATTTCCAAGAACGACAATGGTGAATATATTCTTAAGCGCCTATCGGCCCGCCAAAAGCAATTCGATTACCGGCTCTTGAGCCCTGATATTCAGGCACGCTATGAGCAAACGGTAGCCATGTACGAAGACCTTGAGGCCCAAAAAATTGAAGCTATCAAGGCCGCTCAAAACGAATTTATCCCGGCATCGGGCGCCGCCATCAAATGCGACTATTACATTCCTGACCCTAACCAACCCTCACGCTCAATTCGGGCGACGGTTCCAGCGGAATCCCTCGATTGGCTAATTAAAAGACTTGCCGAGCAGGGCTCAAGCCAAGAACAATTACAGCTTCAAACTCGACAAGTTCAAGCCGAGATTTCTCGGCGAGTAGCAACGCAACAACCACAGTCGCCCATGGGGGGAGGCGGTGATGTTGCGCAACAAGGGGGATTACTGCAATGACGACAAGCAATTCGTCAGAACCCGCAGTCACCACGGGAGCGCCCGCCGCAAGCGCCGCTCAAAGTGTGACACCTGAAAGCTCGTCACCGCCGGTAACGATGCCAGCGGCAACGGAGACACCAAACCCACAGGCCGCCGCTGCGCCAACGCCGGAAGCGCAAGCCGCGCCGCCGGTTAACGCCGACGGTACGCCCGCGGTGGTGCCGCCAGCCTACCAGCCGAATTTCAAGTACAAGGCGTTCGGCAAAGAGCATGAACTCGATGAGTTCTGGCGCCCGCTCATCAAAGACGCGGATTCGGAGAAAAAGGTCAAAGACCTATTCACGAAGACAATGGCCTTTGACGACATCAAAGCGCGCTACGAGTCAACCCAAGGCGAATTCCAAAACGTGTTGCAGGAACACCAGGCGTTGGACCGCGATGTCCGCCGCGTGATGACCTTCCTGAATAAAGGCGACTTGGACAATTTCTTCGGGAGCTTGAGAATCCCGGAGCAAAAGATTTTCGACTGGGTCTCTCGAAAATTGGAAATGGAAAACATGACGCCCGAACAGCGCCAAGCCCTTGAGTCGCAAGCTCAGGAACGCGCCAGGGCGTATGATTTGGAAATGGAAAAGTCGGAGTTGGAGCAACAGTTTGAGAGTCATGCGGTCCAAGCCAGGACTGTGCAGCTTGACCTCACTCTCGCGCGCCCCGACGTGGCCCAGGCCGCAAGCCAGTGGGATTCACGTATGGGTCAACTTGGCGCCTTTCGGGACCTTGTGGTTCAAGAGGCGGTTTCGGCTTTCCATGCAACAGGACAGGACTTATCGGCGGAACAGGCGGTCGCGCAAGTCCTTCAAAAATACGGGAAGTTGTTAGAGCCCGGCACACAGCCGCAAGCTGTGGCGCCGCAAGCACCGGGCCAAACAGCGCCGACACCGCAAGTGACGGCCAAACCTGTGATTCCCGCCGTACAGGGCAGAGGCACTTCGCCCGTTAAGAAGTCGCCAAAATCAATTGATGACCTCAGACAAATGGCGCGTGAGATGGACGCCGCCAACGGCTGAAGTCGTCGTTTTTAAGGAGAATTGAGAGATGACGAATCGGGATTTTCAGTCAATGCTCAATCAGTATCTCCCGCTCGACCTGCTTAAGCAGGAATTCATCAAGCGGGACTACTTGATGCAAAAGGCTGAGCAAATCGAAAACTGGAAGGGCGGTGAGCTTATCGTTCCGTTCCAGGGCCAGCACGCGTCGTCGATTGAGTTCGGCCAATTGGCCGCGCAAAACGACATCGCGAAGTACAAGTACATCCGCGGGTCAATCACGACCCAACCCGAAGTGTGGGGTACACTTCTGTTCAACCACCGTGACCTCATGGAACACGACGGGAAGATTCCGGAATCCACGTTCCTGAAAATCCTTCCCGACCAAATCGACTCCATGATGATGTACTTCAAAATGGTCGTGTCCACCCACTTGTTGGGCGGCCCCCATTTTGCGGTTGTCACCGTGGATGGAACGGTCGGCGGTGTTCTCGGCGTGAGCCGAATCGACCGCTTCACGAAGGACCAAAAAATCGTCCTCATCGACGGCAACACGGCGGCGGCGACGTATTACGTCATCAACGTCAACGTGTATGACGAGACCATCACGGTTTCGGCTACCCGTGGCGGTGCTGCGGCGGACGTGTCGGCCTACACCGTGGCCCAGGCGGCGAAAGTCTACCACCCCGGTGCGAATACCGCTGGTATGACGTCGCTGGGAAGTCAGTTGTTGTCGCCCGCAAACGGCGGTACGTCTACTTTGTTCGGCCAAAACAAAGTGGACCACGACTTCCTCCAGTCGGTGCAAATCGACGGAACCGGCGTGTCGGCTTCCAACATCCTCGCGAAGATTTTCGACGGGTATGTGAAGCGGATGCAGCTTGCCAAAGGCGGCAAGGCACCGGAAGTCCTGATGAGCTTCAAACACTTCGGCTCGTGCCTGAAGTTGTTGGAAACTCAAAAGGGTCCGTTCAACGTGGTCCCGAACTCACGCAAGGTCAGCGTGTACGGTTGGGACACCATCGAGGTTGGTTCTGTCTCCGGACAGGTCATCACGTTGGTGGGCATCCAGGAAATGGAAGATGACAAAATCTTCTATCTGGATTGGTCCTCGATTAAGTTCTACTCGAACGGCATGTTCAAGCGTCGCAAGGCGCCGGACGGCAAAGAGTATTACGAAGTTCGTGAGACCTCGGGCTACTTCTACATCCTGGACCACTGTCTTTTCGGAGACCTGGTCTGTACGGCTCCGTGGAAGAACGCCGTCATGTACGGCATCCCGAACTACTAATCCGAAAATGTGGGGCTCCCTCTTTTATGGGGGAGCCTCACCGATATTTCCAAGAGGGCATCATTGAGTGATTGAATTAATCCTAAAGGACATTGAAGACCCGCACGTTCGGGAGAACTTCTTTAGGATTAACCGATTCCTGAATGAACAGATTTGGTTTGAAGGCGACTTCCAACTTTACGACGTGACCATCCCTGGTGAGTTCGACTCATTCAAGATTCGTCACGGCCTCACGTTCATTCCGGCTGACATTATCCCGCTGGCGGCGGAAGGGAACTACAACTTCTATTTCCGCTACAAGGACTTCGATCTTGAGAATATGTATGTCTCAACCGAAGGCCCGGTACGAATCCGGTTTCTCGCTGGCAAACTAAAAAATCAAATCAAAAACCGATTGGCCGCAAGTCTGCCCTTTGTGGCGCCTGGCGATATTGTGGGGCCTGCAAGCCCCGGTTTCGTGTTTGGCGCCGTGAACACCAAGACCCCTGGGTTTTGGCTCACTTCAGAGGGGATTCCGTCAAATGTCGTTGGGGTTCCGGTTTTGTTCGGTAACGGCGCGGTTATTCAAGCCGCGGTTGGCACCGAGGAAGAATCCGATTACACGGTCGGCATCTATCAGCATGAGGGAAATGGAGTTGGCCTTTTGTCGCTTGGGAGCTTTAATATTACCAGCGGTGGGCCGAAAAGAGTGGAGCTAAACTTCCCGGTCGTTTACCCAACACCGACTTCAAATGTGCAGCTTGCCTGCCGCTTGGAGACGGGGACGACGAAAAACTTGAAGGTGTCACTTGTGCTGCGGGGGACCTCGATATGAGTAAAATCCTGCGTAACCCCGACCCAATAAATTCTGTTGATCTTTTCGACGTTGGGGTCTCGATTCCAGGAAACTCGAACTACACAATTCCACCCCAGGATTATTCTCAATTTGCGGCAAGCTCCGACGTGCTTCGCGCACTTGCTGATGTGCGGCTAATCTTAAACGATGGCGGCAACGACATCATCGTCCTAAGTGACGCGGTGGATATTATCAAAGGGTGGTTCCCCAACGCCGCTACGAACGACGAGGAATTTTTTTTTGACTATGCCGATGTCCCAATAGGAGTCGGTCCGCACACGATTTTTAGTTACACAGTGGATTCGTTTGAAACCGTTTTCCTCAACAGACTTAACGTCTCGTGTCGTCAGGAAGCCATGTTTTTGGTCTTCAAGAACGGCGTGAGCATTGCCGATTTAAGGACGGGCGCCTCAAGACCGTCAGCCGAATTTATTTGGTATCCGTCCAGAGAGTTTGTGGCTGGTGACTTGATTGAAGTTGTGCTCATGCGCAGAACTGGTTCACCCGATGTAACGGTGGGCGCGCACATGATGGCATTGCGAAGGCCCATAACAGCCTAAAAGGGGGATTAAGATGGCCGATGTACGTGAGAGTTTTCCGAGTTTAGAGGGCGCGTCGGGCGAGGGCCTAGCACTTCGCTCGGTTCAACAAGGTGAAGCCGTAGCAGGGAAAAACGGCGCACTCGGATTCGCGTTCAAAGACGGTTCCGGCAACGCGATTGCCGCTCCCGTTAAACAGTCAGGCGATGCGCCTGGGGATGCGGTGCCGACACTTGCTGCGAAGGACAACGCGGGAAACCTCGTTGAAATTCCTGTTAAGCAAGAAGGTCAGGCACCTGGCGACGCGGTTCCCGTTCTTGGATTCAAAGATTCAAGCGGCGATCTTGTTGCTCCGCAATTAAATGCGGCTGGTGCGGTTCCCGTTACATTCGACGCTGGAACGGAAGTTTACGCGCGTGGTACTGCGGCTGGAAATGCGTCGCTTACTGACGTTGCGGTTCTTACTCTTACCGCCAGCACAATGTACAAGGGTATTGAGGCGCTTGTGTCGTGTTTTCGTGATGCGATTTTCCAAGTGGTTCAAGTTGACGATGCGACGACTACTGTTTTGGCTGAATTTTTGTGCGGCCCTGGTCAGTTCACAAATTTCGCAAAACTTGAAAACATGATTATCACAGCCGGAGCCTCAGGCACTCAACAACTTAAGATTCGCGCTCAGAATCTTAATGCGTTGTCTGATTTCCGCGCTACAATCGCGAGCATTGAATTGCCGTAAGGAATAGCGAATGGCGGATAACCCGCAAGTAGAAATAGAAGTGTCTGATAACTCGTCGCCCACGTTGGCGACGAGTGCTTTGCAAACGACTGGAAATTCCAGTCTTTCATCTATTGATACGAAGCTGACCGACGGCAATCAACAAACTCGTATTCGCGGCGGCTCTGACGGCACCATTATTGGAAACACAAGCGACTCGCTTAAGGTTGTTTTCACCGAAGTAAAACCAAAAACATTTGTTGCTCGCGCTCAAGGCGCTCAAATCGGAAACGGGAAGTCGATGCTTTCTCTCGTGAACGCATCGGGGTCAGCGGTTAAGGTTTGTATCCGAGAGATTTGGATTAAGAACGTGCAGACATCGAGCTTAACAGGTGTCGTTGCAGAGTTTCAGCTTAATAAAATTGTGAACCACAGCGCAGGAAGTACGGTTACTCCAACTTCTTTTGATTCTTCTGATTCTTTGAACGGGAGTGTTACGGCACGAACTGGTGGAAGCGTTACGAGCGAAGGTGCCACTTACAGTCGATGGCTTTGGTCATCGGATGAGTGGGGGCCTGGTCCTCAAGATAACGAGACGAACGAGCATACGGCGCACAATACTATTCCGCACTATCGAGACCAGGGGCGCTGGAAGCCGATCACGCTAAACGCTAATGAGGGCATCCACATCAAGCAATTAACAAACTCGACTAATGGAACTTTCGATATTGAAATTGTTTTTACCGAGGAAAATAGCTAATGCCGCAGAATACGAAGTTTGACCCAGAAAACATAAACTTCTTCAATAAGACGAAGCTATTTAAGGACTGCAAGGGCGCTTCTGGCGTTGCTGTTGCTGGGCAAACAACAAATCTTGACCTGACGCTTTCAGACGACGTTCTCATGACAGGCGGAGTTTTTTTGGCGCAAAATGCAGCCCAGGGCGACAAGGTTGATTTTCAAGTGCTGGCCCCCGACGGCCAGGGTGGATACGTTGTTGTCGCTCAGTTCATAACCGACTGGTATTTGGACCCAACTGTTGTTCAACAGCCAATTCCACGGTCTTCGTATCCTGCGAAGCTTGTTGCTGGACTTATTCTTCGCGTTATTTATCACTCTGTTGGCGAAAACAATGTTTGGATGGCTGTTAATTACGACAGGGAAAAGGTTTTGGAGTGACGAAGAAAAAGCTAACCGTTTTATTCATCGTGTTAACAGTTTTGGTTATCGCCGGATGGGACGTTTATGCAATCATGACTGGCGGGGTCGAGTCGTCGATCAGCCACACCATGATCGAGTGGTCTTATAAGTATCCGATTTTTACGTTCATGATGGGGATAATTTGTGGCCATTTATTTTGGCGAATGTCGGACACAAAAACAACTGAGAAAATAAGTGACTTTGTGCATGGAACTGTGGACGATTCTAATAAAGGTACAGGCGGGGGGTCTTAAATGGGTCAGGATACAAACGCTGACGAGTTACTGCAAACGCTCGGTCGGGAAATCATCAAAGTCCACCGGGAGTATGATGGTTCCAATCGCCTTCAGTACAACTACGAGGCCTTGGCCAACGCTGCCAACGGCGGCCCTGCGATCAAAACCACCTACACCTACGACGGCGCTAGTGAGCGCGTTGTGGGCATGAAGGAAGAATTGGCCACTTGGAACTCGGCCTGGGACATCTAAAAAGAGGGGGATTCAATGGGGATTCTTGATCGGTCGGACCGTGGCGGTACAATTCAATCCCCCCTTGGCGGCTCGTCCGGCGGCGGTGGGGGCGGCATAACCTGGGCCACACCAGTTAATGCGAACATCATTCCAGACACCGACGTAGCGTACACCTTAGGTTCGACGCTTTTGCGGTTTTCGGAGATTCATGCTCAGACCGCGTATTTCACGGACATCGTCAGCGCCACATCACTCATGCTCGATGCCGACGGCGGCGAAGTTTTCATGTGGTGTACTGATGAGGTTTTCGCGCTCAAATCCTATAACGGCGTGGTTGCTCCGACCTTGCGCCTTTGGGACAAGAACGAGGGTTTTTACATTGGTTTGAAATCTCCGGACATCCTTGCTGCAACCAGAACCTACGTTCTTCCAGCTACGGATGGGTCCTCAGGACAAGTCCTATCGACTGACGGGTCGGGAGTTCTGTCATGGGCCACAGCCGGAGCGCCAGCCGGAATAACCGGCGCGGTACAGTTTAACGCGTCCGGCGCCTTTGCCGCCGATGCGGCCACATTCTTTTGGGATGCCTCTAACAAGCGCCTTGGTCTTGGCACCAATGCCCCGGCGGGGCGTTTACATTTAGCCGCGCCGACCGGGAACCCTTTAATGCTCCGGCTCACAGCCTTTACCACTCAGGCCGGGTATTTATCATTCACCAATTCAGGCGCCGATTACACTCACTTTATTGGCGCGGAAAGTAGCGCTGGAACCGGCCTACTTGGCAGCGGAGATTCTTTTGCCCTAGCCATCGGCACTGGCGGTTCACACCCTATTTGCTTTCACACTGGCGGTGTGACCACACCGCGACTACGAATCAGTACCGCCGATATTCGCACGTCGCTGGACATTATCCCGAATAGCGCGGGCGCTCGAAATGTTGGAACCTTGGCCACATATTTCCAAACTATGCGGGCATCAAACTTCCAAGCCATAAACACCAATGGCGGTGAATTTGTCGTCATGAACACGGGCGGTACAGGCTATTGCCGCCTCACTGCGGGGAATACAACCCTCCCCTCTGGTCAAACCAATGGCTCCGGCCTTAACGACCAAGGTGCAACCACCGTACTTGCAATGTGGACTTCAAGCGCCGCAGGTTCCCGCGGAATAAACATTGAAACCGGAAACGGTACGGCTGGGAATTCCGGAAGCATCCTAATTAAAACGGGGACTGCAACCGGCACCAGGGGCGCAATCACCCTCAACGCCCGAATTCTCGATTTAGCCAACGCTCCGCTCGGGACGAATTGGCTTCCCGATCAAAACGCGACATGGAATCTTGGCTCCGGCAGCGCGGCCTTTGGCCAACTCTACGTGACTCAAATCTTCCCCAACACCGGCAATTTATTGTCGATTACCGGGGACGCTGGAATAGATTTCTACTCCGGCGGCGACATCACCTACGACACCCAGTTAAACGGTTCACATCTATTTTTCGGTGGGCCTTTACGCCTCCCCACGTTTTCGTCGGCTCCTATCCCAACTGGGGCCGGAGACATGTACTACGACACCACGACGAACAAGTCCTACACATGGGACGGAAGCACCTGGCAGGCGCATTGGTAATTTGAGACCATAGGACTTAAGCACGGACGCTGCTTAGGTCCACGGACGGACCGCTTGACTTATCAGGCAACCGACCGAACAATTTAACTTGCGGGGCACACAGCCCGTTAAAAAGGGGGAGACATGCCGAAGTTCTACGGCGAGCTACAAGAGGCTTCACTCGAAAACCTGGCCTCTGACCCAAGCTCCACCGTCGCGGGTAGAGTGTGGCGAAACACGACCGAAAACCGCATCAAAACCGACGATGGGACGATAAAGCGGGCGTTGCTCCGAAACGACGACAAACTCGCTATCGGGAATTCCGGGACCGCAAACGAGAATGTCCGTTTGAACCGGGCCGCTGCGAGTGTGCTCCAGCTACTCCAGGGCGGAAACGTCACCCCTGAAGGAACCCTCGCCACATCGGCGATAGCCCAACTTTCCTCACGACTTGAAAACTACACCGACGCTGGTAAACCCGCCCCTGGAAACCCAGGGCGTTTGATTTTCGTTACCGACCTCGTCGAAGTTCAATACGACAATGGTGCCACCTGGCTTTCCATCGCTGGCTCAAGCGGCGGCTTTGGCGCCCTTGGTGTGCTCGTGGTCAACGCGAATACCGTGCTCACGAGCGGCGATAATCGCCGAATCCTGATGCTCGATTCAAGCGGCGGGTCGTTCAATATCGAGCTTCCAACCCCAGCCGCCAACTTCCTGCTCACAATTAAAGACTTCCTCGGCGAGCTTGAAAACTTCCCCGTTACATTGACCCGATCAAACCCATTGGTGAAGATCGAGGGGTTGGCCGCGGACTATGAGCTTCGCGCGGCCTGGGGAAATTGGAGCTTGTTCTCGGACGGTACGCACTACTACTTCGCATAAAGAGGGCCTACAATGAAGAACTTGGTCAAAAAGGTATTTACTCGCCAGGGCTCCACAAGCGACCAATTTACGGTGCCAGCCGGAGTGAACAAACTCCGCGTGGTGTTCCAGGAAAACTTTGGTGAGGACGCGTTCTTCCCCACCAACGGCCTCGATCAATTTGGCGACATGTACTCTTGGGGCACTGCCCAAGTTGGAGACGGGTCCAACTTAAACCGCTTGTCGCCGGTAAATATCAGCTTTTTCACCGGCATCATGAAGGCCCCGTTCCACCGCGCCGACGGACAATTCATCAACTGGGGAACCAATTCCCACGGCCAACTTGGGGTTGGCGACGTGGTCACGCGGTCGGTTCCAACCCTTGTGACCGGCGGCCATGTGTTCAAGAAAATCTATCGCGGTGTTAACACCTGTTACGGCCTCAAAGAAAACGGCGAGCTTTACGCCTGGGGGCGAAACGAACACGGCCAACTAGGCGTTGGTGATGTGGCCTCTCGGTCCACGCCGACTCTCGTTACCGGGTTCACGTTCACGGATTTTTGGCCCGATCAACAGGCCGATTCCGCCGTTGGTATTTTCGCCAAGGACACCGACGGCCAAATGTGGGGCTGGGGCTATGACGGCACGGGCAGTCTCGGCAACGGAATCCTCGGCTCCCAAAGCACGCCGACATTGGTGCTTGGAGCCCTTGATTTTGTGAAGATAGAACGCTGCGGGCAAGGCGGCGCCGTACCGTTACACCATACTCTTGGGCTCACCAAAGACGGCGACATTTATGCCTGGGGGATGGGCACTTCCGGCCAACTTGGCGATAACGCTATTCAGACCCGAAGCTCGCCCGTTGCCGTAATCGGTGGATTGAAATTCCGCGACATCATGGCGGGCACTGATTTCTCCATGGGCCTCACAACTGGGGGAACCCTTTATGCTTGGGGATTAAATACCGCTGGCCAACTGGGTCAGGGAAACATCTTTCCCAAAAGCTCGCCGGTTGCTGTGACCGGTCTTGGTTCAGTGGGCACATGGAAAGCCTATGCCGCTGGGCAATCGGCCTACGCCATCGGTAATGACCGAAAGCTCTACGCCTGGGGACACCAGGAAACCCTGTTCCCCGTGCTCGGCACCAACGATGTGGCTAAGAAATCAGTACCCACACTGGTATTCACAATTGGGTCCGCCGACATTATTGAATGTCTCGTCAAGCCCCTCCAAGGGCGCTTTGTGGAGGCAGTCACGAAGTTCGGCACGCGATACGGGTGGGGCGAGAACACGGCGGCTGGCAACCTCGGAAGTAACTCTGGGACTTTACGGTTCTCAGCGCCACAACAAGTTCTTGGTCCCAATATCGTAGGTCCCACCATCGACGGCAATACGTGGTGGAAACGGCCCGAGGTCAAATCCGAAATCCACGAGGTTGATGTCACGCCGGGGGACACCATCACCATCGCCTACACTCAAGGACCAATTGTGCTGGGAGGACTCGGCCTATCGTCATCGCAGTTTTGCAAAGCTGTTGAGCTTCAGTGGGTGGGATAATGGACCAAATCGTCGTACCCGCACACATGATTCCGGCGTTTCGGGCGTTTAAGGCGCTCAAGAACGGCACGGAGAAAAATCTCCTTATCACCACCTGGGGTGGGCTGGGGGACCAAGTGTGTGCGGAGCCGACGTTGCGCTACGCCCTTGAGCAATTTGGTGACAAGGCCAACTTGTCGCTCGCTACCTACGTGCCGGAAGTGTTCAGGCATTTGAAGTTCAAGCGCGTCTTCGATCTTGAACAAGAGCAACCGGCCTATGACAAGTACCTCACCTTTCAGACCATTTGCGATCAGCGCGACGTGGCCTGGAGTTTCCTCAATCACTGCATTATCAACTGCGTGGACTTTCCATCCCTTTCGGCTTTCCGCTGCACGCTGCCGATCAAGGCCAAAGAGGTAAAGCTTTTCTCCACGCCGATAAAAATTCCGGACGCCAGTGTGGTGGTGCATCCGGGAAAGCATTGGCCCTCGAAAACCTTCCCCAAAGAGTGGTGGGACGAGGTCCTGGTGTGCTTGAGGGGTTTTGGATTAATCCCAGTTATCATCGGTAAAGATTTGGATGATGCCCGTGGAACTGTGGACGTGAGCACTGAAGGTTGTGTAGACTTGAGAAACCAACTCGATTTGAACGGGATGGTTTACCTGCTACAACAAGCGAAAGTGATTCTCACCAATGACTCCAGCCCAATTCACATTGGAGCCAGCGGCCATGCCTTCATCGGATTCGTGGCTACTTGCAAGCATCCTGATTATATTTCTCATTGGCGTATGGGTCAGTGGTCCTGGCGAATGAAGAACCTTGGCCGGGGCGGCATATGGGAGCACCTTGACCATTTGCCGAACAAAGCCGACGACGTGACCGTAGACCAATGCGACCCGGAGCTTTTGAAATCCTGGTTGCCTGAGCCAATAGAAATAGCCGAGTGGGCCGCCTGTTCCGTCAACCAATACAAAGAAGAACCCATCGACAAGAGGCAGTGGCGTGAAACCCTTGCTTGATTATGCCATGCGCTTTATCGGCGTACCTTATGTCTGGGGTGGGGATTCGCCGCAGGGGTTTGATTGCTCGGGGTTCGTTCAGCATGTGCTGCAATCGGTTGGGGCCGACCCCAAGGGGGACCAAACCGCACGCGCGCTTCACGATTTACTTCTCGTCCAAGGCGGCTTGCCATTAAACCATCCGCAGGCTGGCGCCCTGGTATTTTACGGGACCGCTAAAACGGCCATAAACCACGTCTCCATTTGCCTGAGCGAATACCAAATCATTGAGGCTGGCGGCGGTGGGTCCACCACGACCAACGCCCAGGAAGCCGCAAAGACTGGTGCCTCGGTTCGAGTACGGCCCTACACTCACCGAAAAGACGTTGTGGCAATCGTGCTGCCGAATTATCCGCTGTGGGTGACAAATGGCTGAACAGGCAATCGCTCAAATCCCCACCAGTGTGTATGTGATTCTCGGGACGCTCGTAGTCGCCAATCTCGGCACCGTGGTCACAATTATTTATGGTATTGGCCGCCTCGTGTGGTTTATCGCGAAACTCGATTCGCGCGTGAACGTCATTGAGGCGGAACACAGCAAAGACATCAACGCGGCCCACGAAGCCATCCGGGAACTCCGGAAGGAAATTCGGACGCCGCACACTAAGGGGGCTGGGCTATGACGGGAATGAAAATTTGGGGAATCATCCGCGCGATTCTTCCGACAAAGAAAATCGGTGCTTGGATTTTGGGAATCCTTGGAGCCGTGGTTGCGCTGATTCTTGGCGTATCAAACACGGATTTGAAAGAGCAATTTTGCGCCACAAAAGAAGTGGTCGAACTTCCGAAGATCGAGGTCCAAGCTCCAGCCGCACTGCCGGTTGAAGCGACCACGAAGAAATAAGGGGGCCGCATGTTAACGCTTTCCTACGGGTATAAAAAACCCCAAGCCGGGGACAAGGGCACGCCTTTGTTTCAGGCGCTTGAGGAAAATATCCAACGGGTCAATGACCATAACCACGATGGCGTGAATTCCCCCGCCCTCACCGCGCAGTCTTTGCAGGGGATTCCGCAAAGCATCCTCGCCGCGAACTGGGTTGCCTTCGGTCCCACGGGCCATTACCGTCAATTGGTGACGATGTTTGCCGGGTTTAACTTTGACACCTGCTACACGAGCTTCAGGAAAACCACGGGGGAAATGATTTACCCGACGGTTGAGCGATTCTCGGCGACGCAGTTTTACGTCTACACGACCGACCCGACTTTAGATTTCGTTGCAGTGTACGGGGGATAATTGGCTGATAGCTCAATGAACCCCTTCGAGGTTTTTAGTTTCTCGAAGGGCATCACCGATGACACGTTCGAGCAAGTCTACGACGCCGCGGCGGAACTTGATAATTTCACCATCACGTCGGACGGACTACTTGATTCCCGCGATGGCTCGGTGGTTGACAACGTGGACTTCGGCCAAATTCCGGCGGGCGTCGCGCGCGTGGGCGCGCTGATAAATTACGCCAACAACGATAAGCTTTTTGTGAACTCCGGGCGCCAGCTTTTTTACCGCAACCCCGACGCCTACGACATCCTCCGCGGACCGGACAATAACGAGGTTCTTTCAAGCGGCGACGACTCCAGTGCCGTGTCGTTCTCGCAGTGGAACAACCACCTTTACATCACCAACGATGCGTACTCCAGGCCGGTGAAGGTTTATAAAGACGAAAATGGGGTTTACAAAGTCCGGGCTAATGGTTTCGATTATCTCGCAACCGACCCGGTCGTTACGGCGGGAGCCGTGGGCACCAGGGCCTACGCCTACGCGTTTCATTTCCACTTCACCTACATGGTGGGAAATCAAGAGTTCCAAGATTTTGGTCCCACCACGGTAGTTCAGGTTTTAGATTCCGGGGACCCGAGTGTGAATCCGAACCTTGTGTCCGGGATTCCGGTTCTCTCAAACGGCGTTGACGGGAATTACGATTTGGCGAATGTGAAAATTTTCATCTATCGAACCGTCGATGGTGGGGAGACATTCTACAAAGTCGGCGAGGTCACTAACGGTACCACCACGTTCAACGATAACGTGAGTGACGACTTCGCTCAGGAAAATGGCTTGGTGCTTTATACCGACGATGGGACCGTGGATTTTGAAATCCCGCCGCTTGCGAAGTTCGTTCATGTCGTCAACAATATCGGGTACTATGCATCCACCAAAGAGGGAACCGAGGACTTCGAGTTCCGTGTTCGACAAAGTGTGCCGGGCGCGCCGGGCGCTGTGCCTGGCGATTTTTACGTGGACCTCGAAGATAAAATCACTGGGCTCAGTTCCACCAAGTCCATCCCGCTGGTTTTCTGCAAGCGGTATATTTATCGCCTTGAGCAAGGCTTTGATCGGTTTGGCCGGGGCAGCATTCGCCCTATTCGCATCAGTGATACCGCTGGTTGCGTTTCAAACTTATCCATTGTCCAAGCCGAAAACTTTGTCCTTTGGGCCGGACAAGACGGGTTCTACGCCAGCGACGGTTATCAGGTCTTTAAAATCTCCGACTCCAACAACACCCGATACCGCAGCATCCTTGATTCCCAAATTCAGCAAAACCGAATTACGGGAACCTTCAACGAAAAAGACCGCAGGGTGTACTGGGGAGTTCAGCGCAATTCCTCTAACCTTGATAACGACTCCCTTGTTGTTCTTGACATGCGTTGGGGAGTTTCAGCAAAGAGCACGTTTACCACATGGTCGGGAAATAGTTTCAGACCGACCGCCTTAGGTTTCTTCGCTGGTTTCCTTTATCGCGGCGACCGCCGTGGTTTTGTGTTCAAGCACTCAAGCGCGTACGACACCGACCCAAGAATCGACATCCTCACGACACCAAACAACAGGTCCAATGAGACCATCATTTGGACGTACAAGTCGGTCAACATCAAC